TGGGTGTTCACCAGATCACATGTTCATGAACGGCCGTTCATGAACGGTTCATGAACGGACCTGTTCATGAACAGCACACTGTCAGCTGGACGACGTTCATGAACGGCGTTCATGAACGTTCATGGACGTTCATGAACGTTCATGAACACGACTTTATCTATGCTCGAACGCATCAAGCACATCGCAGCCAGTTTCACGCGGCCCCTGCTCGAACCCGCCCCGGGCGAGGGGCCGATGCGCGAGGCCGCCGGTGCCACGCTCGACAGCACCGAAGAGCCCGGCTTCCGCCGGCTCTCGGCCGACCAGGGGCGCGATCTGTCCCCGCTGGCGCACGATCGCATGCAGCGCCTGGCGTACTGGATGTGGGAACAGAACAACCTGGCCAACCGGCTGATCGAGCTGCCCGTGGCCTACCTGCTGGCCGAGGGCGTCGAGCTGGTGGTCTCCGCCGCCGACCAGGAAGACGACATGCAAGCCGCACTCGACGGCTTCTGGCATGACCCGATCAACGCGATGGACCTCAAGCTGGCCAAGAAGACGCGCGAGCTGGCCATGTTCGGCGAGCAGTGCTGGCCGGCGTTTGTCAACGACACCACCGGCCATGTCCGTCTGGGCTATCTCGACCCCTGCAATATCGCCACCGTGGTCACCGACCCGGACAACATCGAGCAGGCGATCGGCGTGGTCACGAAGAAAGACAAACACGGCAACGCCCGCCGGTACCGCGTGATCGTCAACGGCGACGACGCCGAGCTGTTCACACAGCGCACGCAAGAGATCCGCCAGACCTTCACCGATGGCGATGCCTTCTTCTTCACCGTCAACGATCTGTCGAACAGCCGCCGCGGCCGCTCCGATCTCACCGCCCAGATCGACTGGGTCGACGGCTACGACCAGTTCCTGTTCGGCGAGCTCGAACGTGCCGATTTCCTGCGTGCCTTCATCTGGGATGTCGAGCTCAAGGGCGCCACGCCGGCCGAGGTGGCCCAGCGCGCCAACGAGATCACCGCCCCCAACCCGGGCAGCGTGCGTGTGCATAACGACAGCGAGGCCTGGAAAGCCGAGTCGCCCAGCCTCAACGCCGGCGACACCGACACCATCGCCCGGCTCACGCGCAATCACGTGCTCGGCGGGGCGACCGTGCCCGAGCACTGGTTCGGCGGCGGTGGCGATGTGAACCGCTCGACCGGCGAGAGCATGTCCGAGCCCACGTTCAAGATGCTGTCGATGCGCCAGCGCACGTTGAAGTACGTGCTCGAGTACGTCGCCTGGTTCCAGTTGCGCCAGTGGGCCGCCCGGGGCACCGGCCGCGAGCGCGCCCTGGACGCCGCCCGCGTCGAAGCCCGCTTCCCGGAAATGACCGCACGAGACACCTCCAAGTACGCCGGCGCGCTGGCCCAGACCGGCCAGGCCGTGGTCATGCTCATCGACCGCGGCCTCATGAGCGAGGCCACCGGCCTGCATCTCATCAACAGCATCGCCTCGCGCCTGGGCGTCGAGATGGACTGCGCCCAGGTGCTCGAAGACGCCAAGGCCGAAGCCGCGAAGCGCACCGAAACCCAGTACGGCGTGCCCGGCGTGGATCCCAACGACCCCGATATCGACACCCCATAGCGCGCGGCGGCGGCGTCACCTGCCCATGAAAATGGTGAGACGGTGCGGGCAGACGCACACCTTATATAGGAGGGGTGTTATGCAAATCACGCGATGGATCAGAACGGTTGTCCGGCCGAACGATATCGAGAGCGTCGGCCTCCTGTACTGGCGTGCCCTCGTCAGCGCGCTATTGCGTATCAGTCTGCGACTGCCGCTGCGCGTTCTGGCCGGGCTGTGCAACGCCTGCGCCCTGTTTTTCGAGGCACTCGCCAATCAGCTGATGGCCTGTGACCGGCTGATGCACTCGATAACGTGTCTGCCCTACGTCAAGGGCATCAAGGCAGAGCTTGCCCGGCTCGGCGATGACGAGCGACGCCGGGTGCTGCGCCGGCTCAGCGCCTCGCTCGACGAAGACTGACAACAACATGGCAGAAGACGATCGCACAACACGCTTTCGAGCCGAACGGCGCAACCAGGTCGCGCGCCGCGCGGCCATCATCCGCGATACACAGGCCGAGATCTTTCGGCTGCTGGATCTCGCCGAGCAACAGATCAAGACCCGTATCGCCAATGCGCCCACCGACTGGGAAACGTTCTTTCTGCCCCAGCTCCAAAGCCAGATCCGCGCCGCCATGAGCACGTTCGCGAGCGAGGCCGGCCCGGCCACGGCCGGCTCGGCCAGCACCGCCTGGCAAGCCGGCATCCATCTCGTCGACAAGCCCATCGCCGCCGGCGGCATCCAGATCGCCGCCTACCTGCCCGCCATCGACACCCGCCAGCTCGTGGCCATGCAGGCCTTCCAGACCAGCCTCATGAGCGATATCGGCACCACACTGGCCAATCGCATCAACGCCGAGCTGGGCCTGGTGGCCATCGGCAGCCAGCTCCAGAGCCAGGCCATCACCCAGATCGAAGGCCATCTGAAGACCGGCGGGCGATCACGCGCGACCACCATCCTGCGCACCGAGCTGGGGCGCGTGTATGCCACCGCCACGCAAGAACGCATGAGCCAGGCGACAAAGCGCCTGCCCGGCCTGCAAAAGGAATGGCGGCGCTCCGGCAAGGTCCACAGCCGCCCGGCCCACAATGCAATGAACGGCCAGCGCGTCGGCGTAAACGAGCGCTTCGTCATCCCGTTCTCCGGCGTCCACCTGCGCTATCCGCGCGACCCGAACGCGCCGGCGGCCGAGACCATCAACTGTGGGTGTGAGTCGTTGCCGTGGATGGCGAGTTGGGAGGAAGCCAGTTGATTCAACGCGGCGTGATTTTCTCTATTCCGGAACGGTACTGATCGCAGGCTGTTTCAAATTCGAAAGCAAACCTGTCCATATGGTCATGAAGATGATCACGGAACGACTCATCAAAGTTTTCCATATCGGTTTCAGTCTTAGAGTCGACTTCACACATCAAGCTAACGTGCGCTAGACCGAGCTCTTTTTGCAGATCGTTAAGCCTTGGATAGTAAAGGTTTTGAACGCGATTCAAGCGACGGAAAAGCTGGTTATCGCGCTGTCGTGCATGTTCGATTTGCTCATCGATGATTTCAATATCATCGAAAGCATCAACTAAGGCGTGATCAAGGCGATCGTGCTTGAGGCGAAGCGTATGCAAGACCGATCCTTGGAGGTCAAGCAGAGCCTGGTACATGCCTTCCAACCGTTCCCGATCCCGATGGCGACGGGAACTTCGAGCCTGCCACCAAACATTTACTAGAGACGCCAGTATGGCGCCCCCCGCAGCAAAGATTGTTGTCGCTACGAGCGACGTACTTATTCCGCCAGTCATGTCTTAGCCCAGACCAAACTGAGTTTTGATTGCTTCGCCGCTTGCTTTTGCCGAGGCTAGAAGACCGTATTTGGCGATATCGAACATTGTCGTCACGCTGGCTCTAGGGGCTTCTGCCTTCAACGTCTGCCAGATTTCGGGCTGATCCATTGCCTCGATGAACTGGTGTCCTTTTGCAGTCAAACGAATGGGCGGATCACCGCACAAATAGTCCGCGCCGTCGCGATGAAACGCAAAGGATTTAACGCCCTCCGGGCCCTTTATGAAGCCGTCGTCTTCCAGCAATTCAAGATGAAAAAGCATTTTTGCGTCGGCCTCAATTGTCTCGTTTTCTATCTCCGATAGATAAGGCCACGGCTCTGGCGAAGCCTGTATTTGATTCAAAAGCAACTTTAGATAGTCAGGATCCTGTCGCATCTCTGTTTATTGTCCGGCTCGATCTTGTGAATCAGTAAACCCTTTTAATGGAGCCGGTATCAATCCCCGCCTAATTTCGACGCCATCGCGCACAGCGCAGGCATCGAACACCGGCGGAGATTCGGATGGCGGAATCCAAGCCCAGCACGGGCAAGAACACGGGCCAGGCCAAGACGGCCGAGAAGACCGAGGCCGACCAGGCCCTCGAGTCGGCAAAGGCAGAAGCGGCCAAGCTCGTAGAACAGGCCAAGGCTGAAGCAAAGACGATTGTCGACAAGGCAAGCGCAGACGCACAGCAGAAGCTGGACGCGGCTGATGCCGAGGCCGGACGCATCGTGGACGATGCCACGGCCGAGGCCGCCCGGATCACCGAGGCGGCCAGCGTCACCGTTGCGGGTGCGCTTGAAACCCGCGAGCCGACAATCGACCGCGAAGAGGCCGCGGCCGTCGTGGGCATTGCGGCCAGTGAGGTCCACGCCTGCGCGCTGGCCGTTGACGGGCGCACCGTCACCGTTGTGACCACCCAGGGCGCCAAGCTCAAGGGGCGCGTCTGATGGTCATCAAACGTCCCGAAAACGGGCTGGAAGGCCCGCAGGCGATCCGCGAAGCCGCAGCCGGTGATTTCCGCGACATCATCGCCTTGCTACGCGAAGCGCTGCGCCAGGCCAGCGTGCGCGAATATGTCGATATGGAATCGGTCTACGCCGACCATGTCGTCGTACGCGACGGCGCCCGCTACTGGCGCTACGACTACACCCTGAACGATGACAACCAGGTGCAGCTCGGCGCACCGCGCGAGGTCACCAAGACCTTCATCGATGCCGCCATGCGCGAGGCCGCGGCCAGCCCGTTCATCGAGGCCAACGACAACAGCGGCATGCGGTTTCGCATCCGGGCGATCAAGGCCGGAAAGTCCAAGAACAACGCCTACTACCCCGACCAGGTGCTGCGCGAGGCCACGCCGTTGTTCAACGGCGTGCGCGTGTTCGCCAAGGCCGATGCCGAGCACCTGGCCGGCGGCGGCAAGTCGTTTGCCAACCTCATCGGGCGGCTGACCGACGCCCAGTTCGTTGAAGGCAAGGCCGCCGACGGCGGCGAGATCCAGGCCACGCTCGAACTGCTCGAATCGGCCGGCCCGGTGGCCGCCAAGATTCGCGAGGCCCATGCCCGCGGCATGTCCGAAATCTTCGGCTTTTCCATCGACGCGACCGGCCCGATGAAAAAACGCGGAACCATGCGCGAGGCCGTGAGCTTTTCCAAGGTCGACTCGGTCGATCTCATCATCGAGCCCGGCGCCGGCGGGCAGATCATCAATTTCATCGAAGCGCTACAGGACGAGGACACCGACATGAAGCTGCGCGCCCAAATGCTTGAGGCGATCAAGAAAAACGCCCCCAAGCGCCACGCCGAGCTGGGCGAGGACGCAACCGAAGACCAGATTCTCACGGCCTACCGCGAAGCCACCGCGCCCGAGCAGGCCACGCGCGAGGCCGCTGCCCAGACCGGCACGGATGACCCACCGGCGGCCACCCAGGCCGATATCGACCAGGCCGTGCGCATGGCCGAAGCGCGTGCCGATGCACGGGCCGCGATCGCCGAATCGGGCCTGCCCGAGCCGGCCAAGCAGCGTCTGGGCGAGCAGTTTCGCGAGGCCCGAACAATCGCCGACGGCGACGTGAAGAAGGCCATCGACAATGAGGCGGCCTACCTGGCGCGCTTCACCGAGTCCGGCAAGGTATCGGGCCTGGGCGACACGGCCCGCGTCGAGGGCGGTGAAGACCGCGCCGAAAAGGTCAACGCCCAGCTCGATGCGCTGTTCGATCGCACCGGCAAGACCAAGGGCATGCGCTCGATTCGCGAGGCGTATGTCGATATCACCGGCGATACACGCATCACCGGCCAGATGAAGAACTGCGACATGAATCGCATGCGCGAAGCGCTGGGCGGGCACGCCTTCCGCGAGGCCATCGACAGCTCCACCTTCGGCGACGCCCTGGGCGATGCCATTCGCCGGGCGATGGTGGCCGACTACAACGCCGGCAGCCGCTATAACGTCTGGCGGAATGCGGTGGACGTGGTGCCGGTGCAGGATTTCCGCACCAATCACCGCACCCGCGTCGGCGGCTACGGTGATATGCCCAAGGTGGCCGAGCGGGCCAACTATCAGCAGCTCGCTTCGCCGACCGATGAAGAGGCCACCTACGCCGTGGAAAAGCGGGGTGGCATCGAGCAGATCACGCTCGAAACCATCAAGAACGATGACATGGGCCTGATCCAGCGGATCCCCACGCGCATGAGCCGGGCCGCCCAGCGCACGCTGGCCAAGTTCGTGCTCGACTTTCTGCGCCTCAATCCGAACATCTACGACGGCCAGGCGCTGTTCTCGGCCGAACACGGCAACCTGGGCAGCGCGCCGTTGTCCTCGGCCGGGCTGGCCGCCGGCCGCCTGGCCATGCTGCAACAGACCGAGCTGGACTCGAACGAGCGCCTGGGTATCCCGCCGGCGATGCTCTATGTGCCGAGCGATCTCGAAGAAGCGGCGTTCAACCTGTTCCGTCGCCAGACGAACAACGACACCGACTTCATCGAACAGATGCAGATGGCCATCTACCCGGTCTGGTACTGGACCGACGTCGACGACTGGTGCCTGGTGGCCGACCCGGCCGATATCCCGACCATCGAGCTGGGCTTTCTGGACGGCCAGGAAGAGCCCGAGATCTTCATCCAGGACATGCCCAACGTCGGCTCCATGTTCGTCAACGACACCATCACCTACAAGCTGCGCCATATCTACGGCGGCAACGTCATCGACTACCGCGGCTTCTACAAGAGCGTGGTGCCGGCGTAAGCCGGCCACCGGCCCCGGCCACAGATGCGCCCACGTCGGCGCATTTGCCCCCACCAAGCGCCGGCCCGGGTCTGACCTTGGCCGGCGTTTGTCCTGCTATCGGAGACACCCATGCTCGGCGACTATCAGACCCAGGTCGATGCACTGCTACGCGATCGCGAAGGCGTGACCGGGCCGGCCTCGCGCGACGCGGCCATCGGCCAGGGTGTATTGCGTTACAGCACCGACCGGCCGATTCGTGATGTCGTGGATCTCACGGCGGCCGACACGCACTACCTGGCGTTGCCGGCCGGCTGGGTGACTGACTTCTCGCGCGTGCTGCGCGTGGAGCACCCCATAGGCCAGCACCCGCCGGCGATCGTGCCCGGCGAAGACTGGCAGCATTACGACACCCCGGCCGGGCTGATGATCCTGCTGCACGTTGGCCTGGCCGTCGGGGCGGCGGTACGGGTGACCTACACGCGCCCGCACACCGTCGACGCGCTGACCGACACGATCGCCGCGATTCACCGCGACGCCGTGGCCAGCTATGCCGCCGGGCTGCTGTGCCGTGAGCTGGCGGCCTACTACAGCGGCGACTCCGACAGCACCATCGCCGCCGATACGGTCGATCACGGCGACCAGGCCATGCGCTGGGACAAGCGCGGCCGCGAGCTGCGCCAGCGCTATTACGAATCCCTTGGCGTAAACCCCAGGCGCAACACCGCGGCCGGCGCCGTCGTGGATCTTGATCGCCAACCGTCCTATGGCCGCACGGCCTGGACCCGCATGCGCCGCAACGCATGAACGATATTCAGATCGATATCGCCGGCCTGGACGGGTTGCTGGCGCTGTTCGAGCGCTACCCCGAGATCACGCGCGAGGTACTGGAAGAGACCACGCTGGAAGCGAGCCTTCTGGCCGAGCGCGAAATCAAGGAGCGTACGCCCACCGGTGTGGGTGGCGCCGCCGGCCTGAAAGGCTCGATCGCCAGCCAGGAGCCGGCCTGGCTCGGCGACGAGCTTGTCGGCGCGGTCAGTACGCCGCTGGAATATGCCCTGCCGGTGGAGCTGGGCACCAAGCCGCATTTTCCGCCGGTCGAGGCGTTGGAGGATTGGGTACGCGCCAAGCTCGACGTGGACGAAGAGCGTGTCTCCAGCGTGGCGTTTCTGATCGCCCGAAAGATCAGTGTTCGGGGCACCGACGGCGCACACATGTTCGAGCGCGGGTTCGACGCGGCCCGAGACCGTATCGACGCCATGTTCGCCCGTGTGCCGGCCACCATCCTGGAGCGCGCCCAATGAGTGACGTTGCGATTGCCACCATCCGTTCAACGATCACCGAGACGCTGCAAGGGATCCCGGCGATCGGCCGCGTGCACGACTACGAGCGCTATGCCTCGGCCAAGGCCGATTTGAAGGCGCTGTACGAATACGAGGGCCAGATCCGCGGCTGGTTCGTGCGCCGCGCCGGCGCGGCCGAAACCATGCCCGACACGCGTCTGGGCCGCACGGCGGTTGACAACCGCTGGCAGATTCGCGGCTACATGAGCCTGGCCGATGCCGAGGCCAGCGAGCGCGCCTTCGATGCGCTCGTGGCAACCATCCAGGCCGCGTTTCGCACCGACGAGACCCTGGGCGGTGTGGTCAACACCACGTTCTTTCAGGACCGCGCGGGTATCCAGGTCGATGACCTGGGGCCCGTGCTGTTCGCCGGCGTGCTGTGCCACGGCGCGCGCCTGTCCTTGCGCACCCGGCATTGGATCACCGGCCTTCAAGGCACCCGATAGGAGCCCCCCATGAGTGACACCCCGAGCGCCGGCGACAAGCCGGCCGACACCGCCCCCCAGAAACACACGCTTCTCAAGCCGCACAAGCATGCCGGGCGCGACCTGGCACCCGGCGAAACGCTGAACCTGCGCCCCGATCAGGCCAAGCGCCTGCGCGCCGAGAAGAAGATCAAGTAGGAGCCCCTCATGTCCGACACACTAGACCTGCATTCCCTCGACGATGTCCTGCCGGCCGGTGAGCTGTACTGGGACCCCGAGGACGACCAGCGCCGTCTCACCGGCGAGATCTATTTGGGCAACACGCCGGCGTTCACCACGCCGATCTCGACCAACACGGTCGAGAAATGGGACGACGACGCCCCCACGCAGGTGCGCGCGGCCGCCGTCACCACCCGCATCACGCGCGATATCGCCTTCACCTGCAACCACATCAGCCCGTTCGTGCTGGGCCTGTTCATGATGGCCGAGGCCGCCGCCGCCCGGCAGGCCGGCGGCTCGCAGACCGGCGCGCCGATCAACGGTGGCGGCCCATTGCTCGGCGGGCGGATCTACCAGCTCGGCCAGGACCCGGCCGCCCCGGCCGGCGTGCGCCAGGTCAGCGATGTGGTCATCACGGCTGACCCGGCCAACGCCGACACGGCTGCAAAAGCCGGTACCGACTACACGCTGGACGCCGAGCGCGGGCGTATCACCATCACGCCGGGCGGTGCCCTGGACGGCAAGCGTGCGGCCGCCGACTACACCCTGGCCGCCAGTGAATGGGCCCAGATCCGCGGCGACGCCTTCGGCTCGAAGTACGGCGCGCTGCGCTATATCGCCACCCAGGCCGAAGGCCCCAAGCGCGATATCTATATCCCGCGGATCATGCTCACACCCAACGGCGAGGCGGCCTGGAAGGATCGCGAGAACTGGCAGGCGCTGCAGTTTCAGGGAATGGTGCTCACCCGATACGGCCAGGCCGGCCGGCTGCCGCAGATGCTCATCAACGGCCAGCCGGTGGCCACGGAGTAAGCCATGTCCGATACACACGCCAACGACATGGCCACGCTCCTGCCCGATCGCGAGATCACCATCGCAGGCGTGGCCGTCACCGTCCGCGAAATCCGGTTCGCGCAGACGGCCGAGGCCATGCAGCTCATGGCGCCGGTTATCGAGGCGCTGCGATCGCTGGAGCTGGCGCCCGATGCCCCCGAGCTGGCGATCGGCCCGCTCGAGGCGCTGGTCAACGCGCACTGGGAAGCCTTTCGTCGGTTCATGGCGCTGGCCACCGGCCGGCCCCAGGCATGGATCGATGACCTGCCTGACCAGGCCGGCCAGGAGCTCGCACTCACCGTGCTGGCCGTCAACGCCGGTTTTTTTTTAAGGCGGCTGGCAGCGCATCGCCCGGCACCGGCGCCAACGGCCGATGCGCCCGGCTTGTCGACGTCTTCGCAGAGCTCGTCGCCAACGGCTTCGGACCAAACGCCGCCGACATCGCGCGCGCACTGACCTGGCGCCAGGTCGATATGTATTACCAGGCCTGCCTGCGCCGGCGTAACCACCGCCGCGCCGATGCGATCGAATCCGTCGGAGCGGGCATGTCGGGCGGCCGGGGTGTGGCCAAGCTGCTGCGCACGCTGCGCGGCAAGGGGTAGATGATGGACAAGGAACTCGAGGTTCGTATCCGGGCCCTGGTCAGCGGCGCCAAGGACGTAGAGCGCCTGTCGCGCGAAGTGCGCGAGATGGGCGAGCAACGGGTACCCGATACTACGAGTGGCTTTCGGCGTGGCCTGGCAACCACGAGCCGCAGCCTGCGCCAGACCCGTATCGATGTGGTCAGCCTGCAAGGCGCGGTGGCCGGTCTGGGCCTGGCCGCCGCGCTGCGCGAGATCGTACAGGCCAGCGATACGTTTGCCAGCGTACGCGGCCGCCTAAAGCTTGTGACCGATGGCACAGAGCAGCTCAAGGCCACCGAGAGCGAGCTGTTTCGCATCGCCCAACGCACACGCAGCAGCTACGAATCCACCGCCGAGCTCTACGCGCGCACCGCGCGCAACGCCGAATCGCTGGGGCTGAGCCAGCAGAAACTGTTCACGCTGACCGAGGCAACCAACCAGGCAATCCAGATCGGCGGCTCCAGCACGCAGGAAGCCGCCAACGGTGTCATCCAGTTCAGCCAGGCGTTGGCATCCGGTGAGCTGCGCGGCGACGAGTTGCGCAGCGTGATGGAGAACATGCCACGCCTGACCGAGGCCATCGCCAAGGGCCTGGATACAGACATCGGCGGCCTGCGTGACATGGCCGAACAAGGCGAGCTGACCGCCGACCGCGTCACCCAGGCCGTGTTGTCCCAGACCGACACCATCGAACAGGAATACAACGCACTGCCGCGCCGGGTCGGCCAGGCCCTCACCCAGTTGCAGAACGATGTACAGAAAGCCCTGGCTCGCTCGAACGTGGATCCGCTCATCGAAGGCATCGATGATCTGCGCGAGACCCTGACGGATCCGGCAACGTTGCAAGGCATCGAAACCTTGGCGAACGCTTTCATTCTGGCATTCGGCAAGGCCACCGAAGCGGTGTCGCTGACGATCCGTACCGTCCAGTTTTTATCGGATTCGGTGGCCGCCGATGTTCATGGCGCTGCGACCGGTGACATCGTCCGCCTCGAAGACGAAATTGCGCGGCTGGAAGAACTCAAGGAGATGGGTAAAGGCGTGCTCGGCCTGGGTAATCGAGCCCTGTCGTTCGGTGACAACGGGGGAAGTGGCTTCCAGGTTTGGCTGAGTGACGACGAAATCGACAAGCAGCTGGCTAAGAAACGCCAGCAGCTCACGGTGTCCCGTCAGCTCCAGCAGGCGCAGATCGACCTGAACCGCAACGCGCCTGTCGCCGGCCAATCGAGCGACGAGCCAGCGGCGCCGCCACGTCCTGGTGGGTCCGGCAGCGGCAACGATAGTGCCGGCGCTGACAAGCAGGCCAAGGCCATCCAGGACGTCCTGGACAAGCTTCGCGAGCAGCGCGACACCTATGGGCAGACCGCCGAGCAGGCCGCGATCTATCGCCTGGAAACGCTGGGCGCCTCTGAGGCCCAGATCGAGCAGGCCCGCCGGATTGCCGGCAGCATCAGCCAGCTCGAGGCCGAGGCCGAGGCCCAGGACAACGCGGCCGATGCGGCTCGCGATCGGCGCCGCGAGCTCGAGCGCAACCAGGCCGCCGATCGCGCGCTGCGCCTGGGCCTCGAGGACGAGATCGAGCTGCTCGGGCTGTCCGAGCGCGAACGCGCGGTCGAGATCGCCCAGCGCCGGCTGTCCACCGATGCCACGAATGCCCAACGCCAGGCCGTGGGTAATCTGGCTGGACGCCTCTATGACATGCGCGAGCAGGCCGAGCAGACCGAAGACGGCATGAACCAGTTCGCGATCCAGGCGGCGCGCGATATTCAGTCCACGATGGCCGATGTGCTGTTCGACCCGTTCGAACAAGGCCTGGGCGGTATGGTTAGCGGTTTCGCCGAGGCGATCCAGCGCATGGCCGCCGAGGCTGCGGCCGCGCAGCTCGGCTCGAAACTGTTCGGCAACTACGGCGAGTCCGGCGAGATGGGCGGGCTCATCGGCAAGGGGATGGACGCGCTGGGCGGCCAGTCCGAGGGCGGCTTCTTGAGCGACGTGGGTGCGTTGTTCGGTGGCGGCAAGGGCGCCGGCGGTGGCCTGCTGGCCGGCATCGGCTCGATGTTCGGCGGTGGCGGCGGCGCCGGCGCAAGTGAAGCCGTCGCCAGCATCTTTCACGGCGGCGGCGTCGTGGGCGAGACACACACCGAGCGCCGCGCGGTACCGGGCGCACTGTACGGCATGGCCGAGCGCTACCACACGGGCGGCTTTGCCGGGTTCAAGGCCAACGAGGTGCCCACGATTCTCGAGCGCGGCGAGGAAGTGCTCACCGAGGACGATCCGCGACACGCCAAGAACATGGGCCAGCGCTCCGGCGGCACGACACAGGTCAACCTCGGCGATGTCGTGATCGAGGGCAGCGGCATGGATGAGGCCCAGGGCCAGGCCTTTGGCCAGCAGCTCATGCAGCGCTTTCGCGGCGTGGCACGCGAAGAGATCATCAAGGCGACCAAGCCGCGCGGCCCGCTCTCTGGCTCGGGCAAGAATTGATGCCGGCCCCGATTCTGCCGTTCTCGCCCAATTACCCGGCCCAGGAGAACACCGAGCCGCGTACGCGCACGGTGCAATTCGGCGACGGCTACACCGAGCGCGCGCGCCGCGGGATTAATAATCTGCCGAGCACCTTTAGCGTGACCTTCAGTCAGCGATTCGCCGACGGGGACGACCGGGTGTTCGAGGCACAGCGCGATGCGGATCGGATCATCGAGTTCTTTCGCGAGCGGGCCGGCGTCAAGCCGTTCTACTTCGCATTTCGCAACGCCTCACGCATCCACCTGGTCGTGGCCACGAGCTGGTCGAACAATCCCCAGCCCGGCGATATCTACACCATCAATGCCGAGTTCGAGAGCGACTACGCCGAGGCGAATTACTGGCAGCCGATCTATGCGCTCTGGCCCAACGGGCACGTCATGAACGCATCGCTGCAAGCGCTGGAGAACCTCGTCAATGGCCCGGCCGCAACGAGTGCCCCATGAGCGATATCACCACCGAAATCGAGCGTTTGAACCACGACGATATCGTCGAGCTGTTCGAGATCGATGCCCGGCGTGTGGGCGGTGACCGGTATTTCTTCCACGCCGGCACCAACGAACTCGGCCAGGCCGTGGTCTGGCAAGGCGACACCTACCTGCCGCGGGCAGTGCAGATGTCCGGTTTCACGGCCGAGGGCGACCAGCGCCCGAGCCCCACGATGACCATTGCCAACGTCACCGGCGGTATCTCGGCGTTGATCGCCGAATACGAGGATCTGGTGGGCGCGCGCGTCATTCGCCGGCGAACGATGGTCATGTTCCTGGACGCGGCCAACTTTACCGCCGGCAATCCCACGGCCGCGCCGGAGCAACTGGCGGCGGACGTGTTCTATATCTCGCGCCGCGCCGAAGAGACCGATATCACCGTCAAGTTCGATCTGGCCACGCCCGACGAAGCACTTCAGCGCCAGATTCCGGCTGAGCAGGTTTACCCGCATTGCCCGGCCATCTACCGCGATATCGACACCGGCTGCGACTGGGATCCGGACTCGGCCGGCCCGTTCTTCGACGCCGATGATCGTCCGACGAACGCCGCCGGCGATCGCTGCGGCAAGCGGCTGGCCAGTTGTCGCAAGCGCTTTGGGGATCGGCCGTTACCCTTCATGGGCTTCCCGGCCGCCAGCCTGTTGTCGAGCTGATATGCGCTCCTGGCAGAAAGACGCCCTGGCTTACGCGCGCGATCAGGCGCCCCGCGAGATGTGTGGCCTGGTCGTGGATCATCGTTTCGTGGCCTGTCGCAACATCCACGGCAATCCGCGGCATCACTTCGAGATCGCGCCGGCGGACTATCTGGCAGCGGCCGAGACCGGCACCGTCCAGGCGCTGGTTCACAGCCATGTCAACGTCTCGGCCAACCCGTCGGCCGAAGACCGTGTTCACTGCGAGGCCTCGGCGCTGCCCTGGTATATCGTTGGCCTACCCAGTGGCACCTGGGTCGAGTGTCACCCCCGCGGCTACACGTTGCCGCTGCTCGAGCGGCCGTTCATACATGGCGCCATCGACTGCTGGGCCTGCACGCGCGACGCGCTGGCCGCGTACTTCGGCGTCGAGGTTCAGGATTTCCGTCGCACGGATGGCTGGTGGCACCCGGACCGGGCCGAAGATCTGTATCGCGCCAACTATGCCCGGGCAGGCTTCGTGCAAGAGGTCGATCCGGACGCGCTACAGCCGGGCGACATGATCGTGATGGCCCTGGCCAGCCCCAAGCCGTGTCACTCGGGCCTGTATCTCGGCGACGGTCGCATGATCCATCACCCGCCTGGCGGCCTGTCGACCATCACGCCCTACGGTGGCTATTGGCGCGATATCACCGTGGAATGCATGCGCCATCGGGAGCTGATCGATGCGTGATGTCGTGCTTGGCGGTGATCTCGCGCTGCGCTTTGGCGACCGGTTCCGGCTGGACGTGGCCAGCCCGGCCGAGGCGGCCCATGCGCTCTGCAAGCTACTCGATGGCTTTCAGGCCGCCTTCGTTGGCCGCGATCACCAACGCCGCTACCGGGTCGTCGTGGGCGATCGTACGCTGGCCAGCACGCGCGAATGCACGCTGGAGAACGCCGAGGGCCCGACGATCTACATCCTGCCCGTGCTGGCCGGCGGCGACGGGCTGTTCCAAACGATCATTGGCGTGGCGCTCGTGGCCATCGGTGCCGTGACCGGCCAGGGCTGGCTGGTATCGATCGGCATCTCGGTGACGATCGGCGGCATCAGCCAGATGCTGGCACCGTCGCCCGACGCCCAGAAGGCACGCGACGAAGACCCCAACAGCGTCTTCGACGGCGCGATCAACGCCAGCGCCCAGGGCGCGACACTGCCCGTGCTGCTCGGTACCGGGTTCACCGGCTCGGTCGTGGGCTCGGCCAGTATCCAGAGCTACCAACAGGGCCGGATCGATTTCGACCCGGACGGCGGCGTCGTCACCGACGGTGATACATCAGCAGGCGGCGCAAGCGCCCAAGGCCAGCCGATGGCGGCACTGCACTGGCTGGTCGGCGGCGACGGGCGTCAACGCGCGGTAACCGACGGGCGTGACTATGTCCTGCGCGGTGCCGGCGGCGGCGGTAAAGGCGGGGGCGGCGGCATCGACGAGGCCGATAACTCGGCGCGCAGCACGGCCGTGGCCCGTGGCATCGACATCATCACGCAGGGCCCCTGTGGCGGCCCGGTCAACGGCCTGGCCAGCGTCTATCTCGACGATGTGCCGATCGCCAATGACGACGGCTCCACCAACCTGGCCGGCAAGTTCGCCTGGCGGCTCGGCACGCAGGATCAGAGCTACGTGCCGGATTTTCCGCGCGTTGAAAATGAAGTCAGCGTCACCGCCGATGTGCGCTACGGCACGCCGGTGACCATGCCGATCACCAACGACGTGGTGAACCGATGCCGAATCCGCCTGCGCTGGCTGTCCGGCATGCGTGACAGCTCGTCTGGCGATCGCATCGGCAAGGCCAGCGTTCGCGTGCTGTTCGAGGTGCAAAGCAACGGCGGCGGCTATGTCCAGGCCGTGGCCGAGCGCGTGCGCGAAAAGACCCAGGCCAACTACGAGCGCGAGTGGGAGGTCGAGCTCACTGGCGGCGCACCGTACAACATTCGTGTCTCGCGCCTGGATGAAGATTCGGACAGCTCGCTTGTCGTGAATGCGTTCCGCTGGGAATCACTCACCGAGGTGGTCGATGAAAAACTGCGCTATCCACTGCGCAGCTACTTTGCCTTCCAGGCCAGCGCCGATCAGTTCGCCACCGTGCCCAAGCGCGCGTATCACTGGATCGGCCACCTGTGCCCGGTACCGCGCAATTACGACCCGGCCACGCGTCGCTATGCGACGTCCGGGCCCGGCACCACCGGCGGCGTCTGGGACGGCACGCTCAAGATGGCCGAGTCGAACAACCCGGCCTGGAACCTGTTGCTCGTGGCCACGAACAAGCGCTGGGGCATGGGCAACTTTCTGGCCACTCGCGACATCGATATCTGGGAGCTATACCGCATCGGCCAGTACTGCGATGAGGGCGTGCCGGCGCCGGGCGGTGGCACCGAACCGCGCTGGACATTCTTTGCCTATCTGGCCAACCGCCGCGCGGCTTGGCGCGTCTTCGACATGATTGTCGCCGCATTCCGCGGCAGCGCGTTCTGGGGCGGCGGCAAGCTGGTACCCACACAGGACCGCCCGGCCGAGCCGGTCTATACCTATACCACCGCCAACGTGGTCGATGGCCTGTTCGTGCGTGAAGGCACCGACCTGTCGAGCAAATTCACGCGGGTGATCGCCTATTACCACGATGATGCGGAGCTGGGCGCTCGCAAGCCCGTTGTCGTCGATGATGACAAGGCGATCCAGCGCTTGGGCATCATCACCAAAGAGGTCGATGCCTACAGCACACAGGCCGGCTGCGCACAGCGAGTGGCCCGCTCGTATCTGGCCAACAACCAGTTCGGCGGCATCGTGCGGTGGGCGACAGGCAGCGCCGGTAGCGTGCGGGCGCCGGGCGAGGTGGTCGAGATCATGGATACCCGTCGCGCCCGGCAGCGTCATGGCGGGCGCATCGATACGGCCACGGCCGACCAGGTCACGCTCGACGCGCCGGTCACGCTGCGCGCGGGCATCGACTACCTGTTGATCCTGGTGCATGCCGGCCGGCGATTGGTCCGCCGCGTCATCACGGCTGCCGGCACGGTGCAGACCCTGGATATCGATACGCCGCTGACCGACCCGCCGAGCGGCCGCGACGCCGTCTGGGTCTTGGCCGGCGACATCAAGCCCGAGCGCGTGCGCCTGACCTCCGTGCAAGAAACCGATGAGGGCACCTATCGCATGGCCGGTGTGACCTACGTCGACAAGTATGACTACATCGACCGCGCGGCCGCGCTGGCGACCGAGATCGGCCGTGGCCGGATCCAGCGACCCCGCCGGCCCACGGGCCTGACCGCGATCGAACGGCTATACACCGCGGCCGACGGCGAAACCAAGCTCGTGCAGGCGATGTTTTCCTGGGATTATCAGGATGCCGTGACGGCGTACCGCGTTACGCTCAATAGCGACAACGAGCCCCCGGAAACCGTCACGGTCACAGGCCCCAGCGCGACGTGGCTCAACGTCGATCCCGGTGAGTACACGCTCACGGTTACGGCGCTGACCGGCGGCCTGCCAAGCCCGCCGGCCACAAAGACATTTGACCTCGAGGGCAACAACGCCCCGGTGGCCAGCTTCTACTCGCCCGATCGCTCGGTGCGCGTCGGCGACAGTGTCCAATTCTTCGATGTGAGCGCCCAACTGCCCAGCGCTTGGCTGTGGCGCTTCGGGGACGGTGCGACCGACGCCGCGCAGAACCCGAGCCATATCTATCGATCACCGGGCCTTTACACGGTCGAGCTCGAGGCCAGCAATCGGTACGGCTCGAACACGGAGACGCGCCAGAGCTATATTCAGGTCTCAAACACCGCGCCGGTGGCCGCCTTCGACGTCGAGGTCTCGGGCCGCGATGTATCGATCATCGACCAGCACGCCGGTGGCACGGTCGATAGCTACGCGTACGACTGGGGCGATGACAGCGCGACAGCCACCACGGCTGCGCCGACGCACACCTACGCCGCTGCCGACACCTACACGATCACCCAGACCCTGACCGGTCCCGAGGGTACCGACACCACGACACGCGCCGTCACGATTTCCGATTGAGGATCCGATGAGCTATCAATTCGACAACCCACCCAGCGCCGCGAACTGGGCGCGAACAACACGGAACCTGCAGCACATCGATGACCTGGTCGACGAGAAAACACCGCGCGACGTCGATCTGCCGGAGGGCGGCCGCAGCCGACCAAACATCGCGAAGCAGATGGCCGCGTTCCAACAAGACATCGCGTATGCGGGGCGCCTGGCCCAGATCAATGCAAGGTCGGCGCTCACCCGCGGCGTGCTCACGTTCTGGCCTAGCGTCGAAGCGGCGCGAAGCCAGGGCGTAACAGCCATCTATCTCGAGAACGCCGGCACTGGTGGCCAGGACGGCGTCTATACGCTGCTGACCGTTGGCGGCAATCCAGTTGTGCCGGCGGCGCTGCGTGTATCGATCGAGAACGGCTCGGTCGAGGCCGTTCTGATCGACTATCCCGGGCACGGCTATCAATCGGCTCCGACCCTCGACTTCTCGCTGGTACCGGACCTGGTCGATGTCGACGCCGAAGCATCGCTCGGCACCAACGTGCCGAACGCGGCTTATTTCACGGTCGCTAACGACGACAGTTTCACTATCTACGTCAATCGCACCGACGGTGCGTCTGCCGTTAGCTCGTACGCCAGCGTCGAGAAAGTGCAGCGCGCGGTCGATGCGATCACGGCGAGTCCTTCTAAGGATATTCACCAATCAGTAGATCGTTCGGGGGTGGCGCTCGCGCGAGTAACGCAACGCGGCGGTATTGCGATTCCCGGCCATAGCACGGGCCTGCAGAACGGATTCATGTCCCAAGCGGCCGCGCGTTTGGCGGAAATGCAGTGGCGTGGAGGGTACAGCGAGCCCGAACTCAACTATGCACGCGATCGTGCCTGGTACGGCGCGCAAGTACCTATCAAGGAACAGTTCTGGATCGCGAAGCCCTATATCGATGGCACAAAGCGTCAGCGACAACCGAAAACCGGATTGGTCCGGCCAGGGCGTATCTACGTGTCGTGGGGCAATCTCGATCCCGATCAGCCAAACACCGATACGGTTCCCGCACGGGGCGTCTACAAGTTGATCGATTACGACACCGATACGTTCGAAGTGCTGGGGATCAGCGAATTCCGAAACATTTTCGACTTTGGCGATGCGTCACGCGCCGAGAACGGCTCATCGGGTGCGCCGTTCGTACGACACCCGAAGACCGGCGTGCCGGTCGTTTTGGGTAGTCGCGGTGGACCGGCAGTCAATCGCACGCCACGCGAGTACGACACGGATCGGAATTTCTTCTGGGCCGAGATTCTCGAAACCGGGGAGCTCGGCCCGATCCACGAGATCTACGGAATCATTAATAGTTCGTACGGCTCTGCCGGCAATATCGTGCAGCTTCAGCACGGGCCCAACGCCGGGCGCATCCTGCTCTGCACGTACACGGCCGACGAGATCGGCGACCAGAGCGCAGTCATGTACACCGACGATCTTGAAAACTGGTTTTTCGGCACCCCGTTCGATGCCAACGGCACCAACGAATGGCATTTTGCCGAAGCGGTCGACGGTTCGATGCTCGGCATCTTTCGCAACACGGTGTCGTTGTACGACATGCAGTCGGTGTCCACCGACGGTGGCATCACGTGGGCAAAACCGCAGGCGAATTCGAAGCCCGAATGGGTCTCGTTCGAAAACAAGAAAGTCGCGCTCGGCCTAGGTCATCAACTCGGCAGCGGCACCGACAAGATCGCCTGGCAGAGCTCGCTTCCGCTAGACGAACAGCGCGGGTCGAAGTTCGGGCGCATCGGGCTCGGTCTTCGGCTGTCATACGACAATCTCGATACGGTCGCTCACCAGTACCGCTACACCTACTCACAGTTCGGGGGCGGCTACAGCGAGCTAATACAGATCGCGCCGGATGTGTTCTTCGCTACCTGGGAGACCGGGTTCAACACGCCTTCGGCCGGCATCGTCGGTCAGATATTCAACCTAGCAGAGGTCTTGCAGAATGGCCGTTCGATTCAAGTCGCCTGAATATTTCCGCGGCGCGTCGGCGGCCGGCTCCGGCATGTTTGCCGGCATGCTGCCGGCAGAAATCACACGCTGGTATATCGATCGCGCCGAGGCTATGGGCGCTACTGTCATAGACCGCGCTCAAGTCGCCGACGACGTTCGCGCGCTGTATCGCATCAAGGCGTTCGAGCAACCGTTCTTCTGTGCCTGGTCATCTTGGTGGGCCACGAAAACAAAGACCCTCGAAGGCACAACGGGCCTCATCGATCGAATGATCGGTCTTGGGCCGGTTAATCTCGCGGGCAAGTCCTACCGGCGCTTCACTACAACGACCGGCGCGCCTTACACCGCCGGGGAGCCTCGCTTGATTCGTCCAGGGGCCGGGGCGGGTGCGCCATACATACAGATCGAATCCCGCCAGAAATCAAGTGGTGAATTCGTCCAGGGGGCGCTCGTGACGGACTCACTCACGCTGCCAGCTGGTCTGGTCTACGCCGGCCGTTCATTCAAGTCGCAATCCGGCGAGGCTGAGATCGGCTTTGGTGCTTACCGCGATGCGAACTATGTTTTCAAGCTCGGCAGAGGCGCTGCTTTCGTACGCTCTGTGGCAGGCGTCGAGGCTAGCGCCGGATATGCCGGGGGTGTGCCGGCTCAAAGCGATGCGGTCTATGCGGGCGGCATCTGCGAAACACTCGGCGGTTTTGTCAGCCCGATCGTGAATGGTGGGCGTGTCGAATCCGGAGATTCGATCCATTCAGGCGCAACAGTTGACCAGGCTTTCCCGGATCCCGCGTCATACCCGATGCGAATCGGCCAGAACGTGCGGTGCAGCGAGATCGAAGACTACCGAGATCACGGTCAGCTCGTCGATATGGTATTCGCGGTCTGCAAAGACGAGTTCGTCGCCGGCGCGATCGAAGTCTACTTCCAATCGCGGTATCTCTCGTGATTCGGAACAAATAAGAGACAGCGACCCGCGTAGCGCTGGAACCGCTACGCGAGCCGCCCAACTCACGGAGCAAGGCCGTGAGCCGAGCCAAGGCTGTCCCGCCCCTGCAGAGGCCGGGTCAGCGTATATCACGTTCAAGGACTCGGCCAGATGGCAAATCCAATCATCCCGTGGATCGGTGGTAAGCGACGACTCGCGCCGCACATCCTTCCGCTCTTTAACAACCAACACACCTGTTACGTAGAGCCCTTCGTCGGTGCTGGCGCTTTGTTCTTCATGAAGTCACCGTCCGAGGTGGAAGTCATCAACGACGTCAACGGGGAACTCGTAAACCTCTACCGCGTGGTGAAGCACCATCTCGAGGAGTTCATGCGCCAGTTCAAGTACGCCCTGAGCAGCCGGCAGATCTTCGAGTGGATGAAGATCACGGTTCCCGAGACCTTGACAGACATTCAGCGCGCGGCCCGCTTCCTGTACCTGCAGAAGCTGTCGTTCGGTGCGCGTGTCGACGGACGGAGCTACGGCACCGCAACAACCAGCGGCCCACGCCTAAACATTCTGCGTCTAGAAGAGGACCTATCAGAGGCGTGGCTGCGTCTAAGCCAAGCGCACATCGAGCATCTGTCATGGCACGACTGCGCGTTGCGCTACGACCGGCCACACACGCTGACATACTGCGATCCGCCGTACTGGCAGACCGAGGGCTATGGTGTGGAATTCGGCTGGGAGCAATACGAGCGACTGGCCGAGTTCGCGCGCAACGCCGCTGGCACAGTGATTATTAGCGTGAATGATCATCCCGACATGCGGGCTGTCTTCGACGGCCTGGAGATGCGCGCCGTTGAGATCACTTACACGGTGGGTGGTGGCGCAAAAGCAGCGGAACGGCAAGAGCTGATTATCGGCAACTGGAAAGACGGTTGGCCAACGCTGGCAGGACAACAAGCCGGCTTGTTCTGAGCCGTCCAAATCTCAAAAGACTTTCAGATACTGCAACTAATAGCTCGACCAAGTTATCTCACGGCCCGCGCCGATTTTTCGCGGCCGGCTACACCGGAGAACAACACCCCGACCAGCGCGGTCTGCCAGGACACGCCCATACCCAGCACCACGGAATAGGCGAAGAACGCGTTCAAGCCCATGCTCGGCGCGATGCCCACCGGGTAGCGTGCGATCAGGCCCATGAGCGTCGTGCCCACGATGGCGGCCAGCGCGGTGGCGGTGAATACCGCCCCGCGATCCATGCCGGCGGCCGCCAGGATCGTGGGGTTCACGAACATGATGTAGGCCATGGCCAGAAAGGTGGTCAGCCCGCCCAGCGTTTCACGCCTGAAATCGGTGCCCTCGCCCGCAAAATCGAAATGTCGGGCAATGGCACCAGCCATGCCCGTCCGTGAGGGTCCGTCGGAGGAGTCGTTCATGGCCGCAGGCAACAAATGAAAAGCGGGCATCGACGCGCAGGTCGATGGCAGGCACCCGGGCGGCGGTTATCTCGCCCGCCCGGGATATCGCAGGGCCTGTTGCCGTTTCATGCGAGCGCCGCGTTGGCGTCCGCAAATCGTGTCCTGCAAGGCGCGAGTCGCCGCGTCGTGGCGTGCCACGATCAAGACTCGCAACGCCGCAGGGCGCGATTTGCGGCCCAACCCTTCGGGACAAGCGCTGTT